CCCTCCAACGTGATATTATCGCCCTTGATTTTTACGCCGTCACCCCCAACACCTACAAGGGATTTCAAATTTCCATCACCGTCAATGGCATACAACCCGGAATATTTGGAAGTAACCATCAGGCCGGTCTCTTCCAGCAGGTTCTCGTCTTTGTCGAACACCGCCGCCGAAATCTTTACCAGACGCTCCGACTGCTCGAAAAGGGTTTTATAACGGTGTGTCAGGGATTCCACACGGTCGGTGCTCAATATGAGCATATACAGGTAAATATCACCGGTAAAACTCAATTTAAAATCACCTGTACCGTTCCAGAGTCCGCTACAGGTGTACTGTACGTACCCGTCGGTCGCGGACAGTTCTTCCTCCACCTCCATGCTGTTGAAATTGGCAAAGCCTGTCTTATCCACACCCACAAACTCCACACGCAGCGTGCCGGCCTTGGCACAGCGGTAAAAGAAAGTCAGGAACACCGGGACGGCTTCCTTCTCCCCACTGTCATTTTCAGGCATGGAGGGAATACTTTTCAGGTTCTCACGTTTCTGGAGGATGTACTTGTTACGAATCCGGACAACCGTACGGCCGTCATCCTCGGTCACGCTCGCGCTGTCACCCTTCCTCGTCAAGACGTTACCGTTCGCCCAGATCCACCGGTTGCCCACAAGGAAGAACACGGTCTCGTTCTCCGTGTTCCACTTCATAAGGCCGTTATCAAAGGCGGGGTTATTCAGGTAGCCGCGCTCGGTGGCGAAGTCATTCCGCAGGGCGGTGACGGAACTGACGATTTTCCCCTCGACTATCTCGAACTTCGTCTTGA